TATTGACAAAGTACTGAAAGACTTTCTTCCCGTATATGAAAAGGAGCTTGAAAAGATTGCAGGCGCTGTTCTTGTCAATGATGTCTTCAGCGCTACAAATACAAAAGGTCAAATTTTACCTAAATCTTTAACACTTTAAAAAATGGCATTAACAATACAAACACAGCCGCAACAATATCAACCAGTTTGGCACGATCAAATAATTGAAGTAAGTAGCACCTTAATAAGTGAAGACGAATTCAAGTTTGTGTTTGAATTAGTGAATACGCTTGCAGGTAGAACAATAAAAGTTTCGCCGCGACCTGTTGACGGCTTCGGGTTTCTTAATCTGAAGCGACATCTTCAAGACATGGTTGACAATGATTTGTTTGATATAAAAGAAACAGCGAATCAGGTTTCGGCGTGGGCGAATTATTCAATAAGAATTAAGGAAGAATACAAAGACGGATCAGGAAACATTGTCACAGGGCCTGCAACAATTATTTCTTCGCTTGCGGGACTGAATTCAATTTTAAGTCGAAATGACATTTTAACATATAACCAATCAAACTACAAATTAACCTCTGTAACAAGTCAATTGTTGTGGTCGATTGAAAACAATATCAGAGTTTTAACAGACGACTTGTTCTTTATTCACTATGCCATTGGCGGAACTTCTCAAACACTCCGTTTCATAGTTAAAGAGTATTTTAACAACGGTACAAACAACACAATTGTTGAAGTTGTTTCGGCTACAAGTAGAGCCAATTTGAAAACGCTTGATTTGTTTTCAAAGTTGACCGACCCGACAAACACTTCTCGAATTGAAGTCTGGTTTGAAGATGTCGGACTGAATCAAGTTTCTGAAATTAAGAACTTGTATTTGCAGACACCTTGCACAACATACACAAGACACAAAATCATTTATCTTGATCCGAAAGGCAGCAGAAGCAGCTTGAACTTTGATCAAGTCAGCAATCAGTCAACAACAGTCAAACCGAAAGTTTATCAGAAATTTATAAACGCAGCAACACAAGAAGACACGTCAAGACCTTTGACAAGGTATTTCGTAGAATCTGACGAAGTGTTCACGGTTAATTCTGCAATACTTTCTGAAAAGCACAATTCAATGATTCGAGATCTTTTGAAGTCAACTGAAGTTTGGCTTGATGTTAGAAACGACGAAAGGTTTCCTGATCCTTCTGTTGAATTTATACCTATAGAGATTTTGACAAAGCAATTCAAAGACGCTAAATCAGAAAATCAACAATTGCTTCAAAAGCCGATTCAATTCAGGTATTCATTTGAAGAGGTAACACGTTAAGAAATGGCAGAATCAAGACAACAATTAATAGCAGGAAATTTTGAAGCCGCAATTCCGAACGCGGTTCAACTCGATCTTCGTGAAGACTTAGGCTTCCCGTTAAATATAAAGGTCACTGAGATACGAGATATAAAAAGAAGACAAGGCGCGCATTCGCCTAAATCAATCAAGCTGCCTTCTACAGAAATAAACAACAGATTTTTCGGCGGGCTTTACGACATAGGTGCAGACTTCGAAATCTTTGACCCAAACAAAAAGGTTGATTGTAGATTCATACTTGACGGCGAAGAAATAATCAACGGATATTTGCAATTGAAGTCGATAGATACAAACGCGAAAGGTGACACTTCTTACAACATAACCGTATTTGATCAGGTGTCAACATTTTACAGACAGATAAAAGACAAAAGGGTTTCAGATATTGACTTCAGTTTTCTTGACCACCCTTTGAACTTGACTTCGCTTCAAACTTCGTGGTCTTCTGATTGGGAGACTTTCGGCGTTTTCTACCCGTTGTTAAAAGACGCAGACCCAAACGGAATAAGAAAGATTGAAAAATTTAAACCCGCTGTTTATGAAAAAGTATTTCTTAATCAAATTGTAAAACAGGCACACCCGAACTACCCTTTGCAGGAGTATACGTGGTCAGGATCTTTGAAAGACGATCCGATTTTTGAACGTGAAATCATTCCCTTTTCAGGAAACAAGCCAACGATTTCAGAAGCTGAAGCAGAATCAAAAGCAATGTTTGTCGGTAGAGATTCAGAAGTGATTTTTGCAGATTTAAACCCAGTACCTTCAAACGGATTTATATTTGCTTTCTTAACTGCTACGCCTTTACCTTTTAATGATGAGACAACGCCACCTTTTGACGATTCAAACAATTTGTTTGCTTCTAATATTTTCACGGCCCCGACAAATGGTCTTTATAAATTCGATTGCAATCTTGGAATAAGGGCGGTATGTAATTACACAACTTTTGATTCTGACGACAAGCTTTCAGAACTTAGGGTTTCAATGATTGGAGGTCTTGAAATTCGTGACGGAAGCGGCAATCTTGTGAACCCGATTACGCTTCAAAACTTGGGGCAGAATTTGCCATACGAAATATATTGCGAGCCAGGAGCTAATTCGCATAGTACGCAACAAGCAGGTTCTATTTTTGCAATTCCTTTAAGCCTTGTCGGCACTGTTGGAACAACTTCGTATGTCAGATCTACAGTAAACCCGCAACCAAACATCACAGGAGCTTTTCAAGGAGCTGAAGAAGACGGAACAATATATCTTCAATCAGGTTGGACTGCAAGACTTAACGTTCGATTTCAACTTCAGGGTCATAAATTCGTTGGCGAATCTGCTTCAAATCCAGACCTTGAAGTTGACAGGGTCAGAATATATCTTCAAGCAGGGTCTTCTTTTAGGTCTCAAAAAATTCAAACGGGCTTTAGTTCAAACGCTACCGTTGAAATGAATCGATTTGTCAACCCTAATTTAAAACAGAAAGACATACTTGACGACATTGTTGCAAGATACAATTGCATTATATACACAAACCCGAACAACGAAAACGACATTGTCTTTGATATTCGCGACGATTTCTACGCAAGCGGGCCGACTTACATTTGGACTAAAAAAAGAGAGAATAAAAACAGAGAACAAATTCAAATGATCGGCGAACTTCAAAGCGCTGAGTTTCTTTTGACATATAAAAAAGCAACCGACCCTTTAAACAAATCTTATTCAGAACTAACTGACGGCGACATATACGGACAACATACGTTTTTTTTCAGTAATGAATTTGTGAAGGGACAAAAGAAAATTGAAACGCCTTTCGAGCCGACACCATTTATTCGGCAAATATTAAATATTCCAAATATAAACGGATTAACAGCAAACTATTCGACTGCAATAGTTCCTGCTATTTCAGTGACAGAGCCGAAGACAGGATTTAGGGTTTTATACGCAAGGCAAGGCTTGTTCACTGGTGACGTTTCTGTCAATCAAGACGGATCAGAAGAAGTGAAATTTGCCGTACAAAGTAAAGACCCCGTGACAGGTATTGACGTATTCAACCAAATTATTGGATATCCATATTCTGGCCATTATGACGAACCAATAAACCCAAACTTCAGCTTGAATTTTGGGAACCCTGAAGTTGTACTTGCTGAAATGCCGAATTCAGGTTCGGGAACTTGGACACCTACAGCGAACACAATATTTCAAACAAGGTGGTTGAATACAATGCAACAAATCGCAAGAGGTCAATTGTTGAAAGATGAATTTTATTTGACGCCTGAAGACGTCGCGCTTGTAAGAAGAAACCCCAACTGTAAAGTTTTTATTGAAAACCAATACTATTATGTGAATGACATTTTATTTGAAGGTAATCAAAATTTAACTAAATTAGCGCAAGTGGAACTTATCACAGTTGAAGGCAATGTCAACGTTCCTGTTGACACACCCGAATACGAAGGCAGCTTCAACGATTCTGGCGTTTCACCAGTAACACCACCAGGAGACGGCGAAACATCTTCAAAAGATGAAACTTCAAACGCGGGGAATAACTACGGGGGCAACAACGAAAACACTTCTGTAAAGGGTAAAGGGAACAACACAGGTTCAGGAACTAAAAACGTGACAATCACAGGAAATGAAAACACTGTTGATTCAAAAGTTTCAAACGCAACAATTGAAAACGGTGACGGTAACTACATACGGGCCGACAACGTAACAATAAGGAATCGCGACAACATAACAGTTGAAACTGAAGGCGTAACAATTGACGGCAATTCAATTATAATTGATTCTAAAATAGGAACCCTTTTCAATAAGATTGACGGCGGGTTCAATGAGTTAAGAAGTAAAAACGCAAGGTATAAAGAAAATAAAATTGAAGGCGGAAAAAACGAAGTTCAGAACTCATTTTCTGATAGTGTAGTCAACAAGATAGATTCTGACAACGGGATAAACGAAAAAATTTAAACTAATGGTTATAGGCGTAGACGCAAAAATCGTAATTAAAAGAAGTACTACATCTTTAGAGGTGCCGACGGTTGCCCCTACGCAAGACCATACCGACGGCAGCTGGTCAAGTACTGATATTTATTCAGGTGAATTTTACCTGAATGAAGCTGACGAAAAGCTTTATATAAACGTAGCGGGAACAATCAAAGAACTTGCTTTCGCTTCTGGTTCTTCAAACACTATTTATTCAGCAGACGACACAGTCGGAACAAACAGAGTTGCAACGCTTACAGACACTTTGACAATTGAGTCGGGCCAACTAATCTTGAAAGGTTTAGGAACTGGAACAGACGTATTGTTCAGGCGTGAAATGTCAAACGGGCTTGATAGACAAATAATATACGACAACGGACAGAGCGCAACAGCATTCGGAACAAATGCCGTGATAAGTGCCAATGTCGGGAATTGGAATTCTGCAACAGGATTCACAACAGGCCACGCTTTTTATGCGGGTTCTGGATCAGTTAGAGGAACGTTGTTTCAACATATAGGCGGCGGCGCAAGTCCTATCGGCATAGATTCAGGCTTTCAAGGTTCGCCAACTGGAACCGTGACGGCAATAAGGGGCACAACTTTTGTCGCTTCTGGTTCAAATAATATAGGGCTTTACGGCCTTGCAAGAAACGGGAGTTCAACTTCTCGCGGTGTATTCGGTCAAGTGGTCGGCGGCGCTTCTGTCGTCCCTTCTGGTTATGTTGCAGCCGTAGAAGGTGAAGCAGGCACAAACGTTGATGCATTAAGCTACGGCGGAAGATTTACCGCTGCATACGCAAACGCAGCTTTAGTCTATACGAAAGAAATGATTGCCGTTTATGGACGTGCAACGGTTGGCAATGTTGGCGCAGTTGGTTCTTTAGGTCTTGCAATAGGTGCGCAATTTAGCACAGTGAATTCAGGCGGCGGCGCTACTACTTCAAACATGGCTATAAATGTACCGAGTACAAACAACAACGGCGTTGTTGTATTTGGCGCAGACGCAAGATCAGGCGATTCGATTCTTCAAGTTTCAGGCGATATTGAAATCTTAGGAACTACAGACGGCGTGATATTAGAAGACAGAACTTTGAACACAAGGCACAGAATTTATTTAGACAACGGAATCGTTTCAATTGAAGCGGCTTAAAATAAAAACAAATGACAGTTATTTCAGTAGATTTGGCGGAAAGCCAGTTAACAATAAAAACAAAAAGATTTTTGATCGGCTTTTCTGCTGACGCAGTTGAAGAACTTATCTTTGTAAATTATAGAGAGATAAAATACACAGGTACTTTCGAAGGGGAAGACTATAATGAAATATCAAACGACGCTGAAAAAATGTATCAGTCAGACTTTAATCAATGGATGGCTTCAGACGCAGGTCAAGAAATAAAAGCTGCAATTGAATCAAGACTTGCACAAACAGACCCTAATTCATAAGCTATGCAAAAGACTTGGAAAACAGAACACGACTTCAGCGAAGGCAATCTTTTCGCTATAGTAACAAGAACGCAACGCGATTCAACAAAAGCTTCAATTCAAATTGATACTGACGCAAGCTTTGACGGAACGACAGCTGTCGCGAAACTTGTTCAGTCGAACGATTTAGATCTTGACCCTGCCTTGTGGCATGATTTGCCCGAAGAACCTTTGACAATTCCAACGAATGCAGGATCTTCTTTGCTGTCAACTTTTTCTTTCACTGCTCAATATCTTGCTTTAGTTATTGAAGCAGGTGACGCTTCGACAGGTGTCGGAAAATTAACGAACAAATTTAATTCAAATACTTGATGTCTCAATCAGTCGAACAAATACCAGTAATAATTGGCGCGGGCGGTTCAGGCGGTTCTGCTGTTTGGAAATATAATGTTGACAATTATTCAGACCTTTCTTCAATACCTTCGCCGCAAGAAGGTGAAATTGCAAGGGTAAGATTTTCACAGGGTACAAAGTGGCTGCCTGGTACTTTAGGCGGTTCATACTACCCTTCAGGATTTTACGAATATAGGTCTGGAACTTGGGAGATTGACGAAACAATTGAAGCGGTCGCAGAAGAACTTGAAAACTTAATTGCTACAAAACTTGATTCAGTTGTCGGCGGAACAGATATTTCAATCGACGCAACAAACCCAAAAAACCCCGTGATAAACTTCACAGGGACAGCAGGCGGCGTTCAATCGGTAACAGGTGACGGCGTAGGCGGAACTGCTTCAGATGTTGTTTTAAGCTTTCCGGATGCTGACGAAGTTGACGACAGCGGCACAACAAATAAATTCGTTCAAAAATTAAGCGTAAACTTAGACAGCGCAGAAAGTTCTGTCACAAGATCTTTTTCAGGAGGTCGAACGACGTTTACAATAACTCACAATTTCGGAAGCAAAGATGTTCTTGACAGAGTCTATCGTCTTTCAGATGACCGAAGAATAAACTGGCGAATCGAGACACCAACAGCAAACACACTTGAAGCAAGTCGCGCGGGCAATGTCGCGAACGGTCTTTTCAGAATTACACTAATTGAATAATGGAAGTTAACGACATTTTAAAAATATTAAGTTTAACACAATCACAGATTGACGCAATTTCTTCACCTGAAGAAAGCGGAATTGTTTATAATTCTACGACTAAAAAAATGAATCAATATAATGGTTCAGATTGGGAAGAAGTCGGATCAAGTCAAACGCCCGAAGCTTTGCCTGTTATTGTGTTAAAAAGCGACGACAACACAAACACGTTCACAAGAGCTTCGCCTTTAATGTTGCCTTGGAACCTTGAAAAATACAAAGATTCAGGATTCAGCCACAGCAACACAACAAACAACACAAGATTAATAGTTGACGAATTAGGGACTTATCAATTTTCTGGAAGGATTAGAATTTACAACGGATTAAGCCAAAGAGTTCAACCCACTTTGAAGATATTCATAAACGGAGTAGAACAAAATTGGAACCTTGATAGCGGATATATCAGGAACAGTTCAAGTGCGTCTGATTTTTGGACACTTGAATTCACGTATGAACCGCAAAAACTAATTGCAAATGACTATGTTGAACTTGAATTGAGTCATGAAAGTCAAAATCCTACATCTTTTTCAAGCACTTTCATAGGTGATGAATCTTCCTTTTCTGCAATAAAGCTTCAAGGAACTAAAGGAGAAAAAGGCGATTCTGGCACGGGTTCAAATATTTTGATCAAAAAGAATGGCGTAACAATTGGAACCGTTACAGATGCAATTGATATTATTGGGGGTGTTCCCGTTGTTGACGAAGGCGGGAATGTTACAAGCATTGAAGTCGGAAACTATGCTCATGCTACAGGCATAACGCAAATGCCAAGCGCCCAAATAAATGAAGTCAGTATATTAAGCGGAAGCATTGATAATTATAACATATCAACTTACAATGTTATATTTATAAACCCAGGTAATAGTGACAGACCTTTTAGCGGAATGATCGCACCGCCTGCGGGGGTCAATAGAATAGTTACAATAATAAACAGCGGAACCAACGCAAAGATAAAATTTGAAAACAACAATTCAAGCAGCGTCGCAGCAAATAGAATTTTGTTAGCTGACAACAATAATTTTGATTTACCAAGGGGTGGCAGTGTTCAGTTTATATACAAACACAGTTCAAATCGTTGGATCACTTATACATATTATTAAAAATGAAAAGATTTTACAAAGAAGAAAACGAGCCAATTCCTGAAATAATTTATTCAGAAATTCAGCCGCCAACAAACGCTGAAGGGAATAACTATGTTTTAATTGAAGACAACGACGAATTAAACGCTTTATACTACAAGCTGAATTCAAAAATGAAAATTGACGGTGAAGAATATGCTGCAAGTTTTAAAGTCGTTACATTTGGCCAAGCTTATAGAGACGGTTTGATCACTGCTTCAAATGTTGATTATTTATATACTAAATTGAGCGGATTAATAATCCGATTGAACGACGGTAATTGGGACGCAGCACTTCACCATTTACAAAACGTTCTGAACACAATAACACAAGAAGACATTGACAACGGCTACACGCAAGAAATACATGATCAAATTGAAGCAGATTTTAATAACTATATAAACAACTGATAATGACTGACAAAGAAATTGTTGAAGAAATAAAAAGATTGACTGAATTGCTTGAACCTATGAGGGCTACAATTGAAGAAACAGAAGATCACTTGAAAATAACTATTCAAGGAGATTGGAGAAACAACAAACCTGGACAAATGCCGCCAAGATAATGAAGTTTATTCTTCCTATATTTATAACAATGAACTGGCTTCCATATCATTTAGAACAGCCTTTTTTATACTATTCTTTGAACGCACTTTTTCAAATAGTTTGTTTAATACTTGTTTTTAGAAGTGAAGAAAAAAGTGTTTTCAATTTATTGCTTTGCTTATCAATGATACTTATTTCTTCATACGACTTTATTGACTATACAAGCGGACTATTTGTTGAACATGGATCAAAATATTTTAACAACATTTTGTTTTTAAGCGGGTCAATAATAGCTTATATTTTAATCTTCAAGAACAGGTATAAATGGGAAAAACAAAAGTCAGATAAACATGACCGTGAAAAAGTTCAAGCTGTTTTTTCTAAACCTGATACAATTGTCACTTTGTTTGGCGCAGCTTATTCTTTTAGCCCGAAATGCTCGGTTCGATATATTTGCAAAGACAAAATGATCAGATTCAAAAAAGGACATGAAAAAATAATTGTTTCAGAAATTATAATCAAAGAAAGTGACATCATTAAAGACACGTTGATTTGTGAATCTATTTTTTTAAAAAGGTGCAAAGAGATTAAAAATAAAAAGTTTAATTTGTTTTTTTTCAATTGCAGACATATATTCAATACAGACCTAATCAAAGACTAACAGAATGAAACCAGAAGAAATACAAATAATTGTAGAAAGTTTAAGCAAAGTAATTCAACAGCCAGAGACAAACTACAATCCCGTTGTTGTGCTACTTTCTGTCATGATCACTTCTGCAATTCCTTTGATTAGATATGTAAAAAAAATGTTTACGAAGTCAATTGAAAAGGTTGTTATTTCTCACAATGAAAGCATAAAAAAAATTGTCGACGATCACTTTGTCAATGTTCAAAACGTTTTCAACCATCATAGAAAGTATATAGGTGAACTTTTTAAAATAATGGATTTACATATCAAAGAGTTAAAAGGTATTGACCGCGAATTAGAAGATCAAGACAGGAGAATTGAACAAATAGAAAGAAAACTTGAAGACTAAACCAAATAAAAAAATGAGCAAATTAAAAACATTACCGAAAAAAGGACAAGTTGCACTTGCTGAATACGTTATAAACGGAAAGGTCAGAAAGCAGCTTAAACTTGGCGTTGTCACAAAGGCAACGAAGAAAAGTTTCTTTTGTAAAGATTCAGAAGGAAAGACAACAGAAAGATTTTACACTTTCGGAGCTTCAAACGGTGTAAGGTTGAGCGGCTTTAAGTCTGTAAATAAAGAAGAAAAAGAACACTAAAAGAAATGGCTGCAGAAGTTCAAGTTGTAACAACAACAGATAATACGCAAACCGTCGGAGCATTCACAGAGGTTGAGCAGAAAGCAAAGTCAAGTGGTGAAGCTATCGAAGGCGCGAACAATGCAACGAAAGGCTTTGCTAAACAGTTGAGTGCTTTAAAAAAAGAACAAGACGGCCTTGACCTTGACGAAAGAATAAAACGTGTTAAAGACATATTTGACAATGCTGCGCCCTCTGTTGACAAGCTGACAGCCGAAGTCAAAGAATATCAAAGTCTTGCTTTAGCAGCAGGCCGAGAAAGTCCAGTCGGGCGTGAATTTTTGGAAAAGGCGGCGCAGGCAAAAGATCAGCTTGTTGATTTACAAAACGAAACAAAGCGTTTGTCGGACGACAACAGAAATTTGCAAGGTGCAATTCAAGGAATTGGCGTCGGTGTTTCTGCTTTCGCAGGTGTTACCGCTGCGGCTGCGCTTTTCGGCGACAAGAATGAAGAATTGCAAAAACTACTTGTTCGTGTTACGGCTGCGCAAACGCTTTTAAATTCTGTTCAACAAATTCAAGTCGCACTTCAGAAAGAATCTTCGCTACGTCTTGCTTTAACAAACGCACAGGTTGCGGCGCAGGCCGCAGGAACAGCAGCATTGACGGCTGCACAAGGTGTTTACAATGCGGTTGTCGGAACTTCAACGGGAGCTTTGAAAGCTTTCAGACTTGCTTTGGTTTCAACTGGAATCGGGGCGCTTGTTGTTGGAATTGGTTTGCTTATAGCGAATTTTGACACTGTTGTCGAATTCGTAGGCAGTGCAATTGATAGTTTCGGCGGCCTTAAAAACGTATTAATGATTCTTTTAGGCCCTATTAACTTAGTGATTGCGGCCTTTGAATTCTTGTTCGGGGCAACAGAAGATCAGGCTGCAGCAGAAGAAGAACTTGAAGAACAAAGAAGAAAAGCTTCAGAAGAAAATTCAAAAAGAACGAAAAGAGAAATCGAAGACATCAAGAAGAAACAGAAAATTCTTGTTGAATCGGCAAAAAAAGAAAATGAAGTTCTTGAAGTAAGGGTCAAAATATTAGAGAATCAAGGAAAGGATTCAGAAGAAGCTGCCTTGAAAATACTTGAAAACAATCGCGCAATTGTAGCTTCAGAACTTGACGCAGTTCAAAAGATAATCGACGCAAGAATCAGACAGTTTCAAACAGAAGCAGAGATTCGAGGAAAAACAGAAGAAGAGTTCAAGGCGCAGCTTTTAGCGCAGGGCGTAGATCTTGAAAACCTTCAAGAAAGGGCAACTGAAATCGTGACTGATTTGCAGCTTGATCTTGAATTGTCTGAATCTGAGATCACAAAATTTAAACGCGAACAAAACGAAGAAAGAACGAAGGGTTCAAAGGCTGCCGCGGACGCTGAAAAGAAGATTCAAGACGACCTTCTGAAAAGGCAGATTGACGCAATTGCAAAGCTTGACGAAATCAACATCAAACTAATTGATGACAGAACAGAGAGAGAAGAAGCAGCGCTTCAGCTTGCTTTTGAAAGAAGAATTGCAAAGCTTGACGAAAATATTGCTGAAGAACAAGCGTTGATCAAAGGGCTTGAAGAACAATTCTTGAACGACCTTCAGTCATTAAGAGATAAGGCCGCACAAGAAGAAGCAAAAGCAGAATTCGAACAAGCTCAAAAGCTTGATCAATTAAGGATTCAAATTCTTGAACAAAAGCTTTCAAAAGAAGCAGAACAAGAACTGATTTTGAAAGAAATTGAAAACTTCAAATTTCAAGAAGAACTTGAAAACCTGAGATTTGAACTTGAATCAAAAGAAATCACTGAAGATGAATTCAGACTTCGTGAAGAATTGCTTGTTGAAGAACATCAAGCAACATTGACTGAAATCGAAAAGAAAGCTTCAGACGAAAGAAAGAAACAGGCGCTTGAAGAAGCAAATAAAAAGATTGACATTGCTTCTTTTTTCGTTAATTCAGCCGTAAAATTAAACGACTTATTCAACCAAATACAAGACAACCAACTAAAAGAAAGCGAAGAACTTTCTTTGAAGGCGCAGAAAAGAAGGTTTCAACGTGAAAAGGCTTTCAATATTGCTTCGGCATTAATTAACGGAGCAAAAGCGGTGACGCAGTCAATAGCTCAATTCGGGCCGCCGCCTTCGCCTTTAGGTATTGCGGGAATCGCGTCTGCGGGTATAATTACAGCGGCACAAGTCGCAGCAATAGCAACACAAAAATTCAACCCTTCAGGCGGTTCTTCAGGCGGTGGCGGTTCAAGCAGTGTTTCAGGTGGATTTGCTCCAACTGTCGCTGCTGCTCCGACCGTTACGCCTAATATACCGACAACACAAACAAACGGTGTCAATGAATCTGGCGAAGAATCTTTCGGCGGCACAAGCGGCGGCGGAAACAATCAACAAGTCATTCAGGCTTTTGTGATACCTGGACAATTAACCACAGCACAAGAAGCCGAAGCACTAATCAACGAACAATCAATTCTTTAAACATGGAAGAAGAAAAAAAACAAATTGAAATGTTAGACGGTTACCCCGTATACGACGCAGAAATGATCGAAGGTAACTTCGCACACGGAACAAACACTATTTCACTTGTCAACAATCCTGCAACGAAACAACCCGTATTTCTTTTCAATGAACACAAAGACGAAGACAAAATGACAATGACAAGCGAACTTCAATTCGCTTCAGCAGATACAAAGAAAGGTTTGATTGAAGGCGTATTGATGGTTGCTGACAAGCCTATCTTCAGAAATATAAACGGGAAAAAATTTCATTTAAGGTTTACACCTGAATTGATTGAGAAAATGATGTTTAAATTCATGAAGAACCAATTCGGGAAAAACATAAATCTTGAACATGATCCAAACAGCGAAGTTCACGGCTGCTATCTTGTTGAGATTTATATATATGACCCTTCAAGGGGTCGATCTTTGCCGACTCACATGAACGAAAACGAAGTGACGCCTGGTTCGTTGATCGTTACTTTGAAGATTGAAGATCCTGAAATATTAAAGAAAGTTGAAGCGGGTGAAATAGTCGGCTATTCATTAGAAGGTAACTTCGGAATAAAGACGAATTTTGAAGAAAACTTTGTCGGCTTAGAAAAAAGCGTTATATTAGACGCGAATAAGTCAGTCAAAGACAAGTTTAAACACATTAAAACAGTTGTTGAACATGGAAAAAACTGACAAACATATCTTGACAAAGTCGGAAAGGGTAGAATTTTTGACTTTCATTGAAGACAAAGGAATCGAGACTCCGAAAGATTGGAAACTCATTCATTCTGAAATTTGCAAATCTAACGAAGACGAAATTGACATTGATTCAATCGTCAGCAATTTAAAAGCTGAAGGATTAAAATTTGCAATTGATGTTGTTTCAAATCCGAACGAACCTTCTTTTCTTGACTCAGGGGTTGTCAAAGTTCGTTATCGTTACGTGCTTGACCCGATACACGCAGGAGAAGAGAAAATCAAAGAAAATACAAGGGAATTTTGTTCGACTTTAATCAGAAAGAATTTACTTTATAGGAGGGAAGACATAAATGCAATGTCGTTTAGGGGTTCGAATCCAATTGCAAAAAAAAGGTATTCAATTTTTAATTCTGCGGGGGGTTGGAACTGTCGCCACGCATGGCAGCGTGAAATTTACGTCATGCCACAAAGAACAAAGACAGTTGAAAACGGACTAAAAACAAGCACGGAAGACGTGCCAAAAGTACAATTAAGTATGTCAAATGAAAAAAAATCGTTAAAAGTAAGATTCGGTGAATTCTTACAAAAAGAAGGTCGAAAACTGACTGAACAAGAAGTTGTTGACTTAACTTCTGTAATGTTAGAAGACAAAGCTGTTGAACAAAAGTTTGTCGACATTCAAGTTGAAGACAAGACACTTCGAATTGATGCTGAACAACCTGAAGTTGGCGCGCCTGTTTCATGGGTTGACGCTGAAGGAAACATGATGGAAGTCGAAGACGGTTCTTATCCTGTTAACGTTGACGGCAAAGAATGGATTATTGTAGTTGTTGACAGAAAGATTTCTGAAATGAATGAAGTTGAAGCTGAAGAATCTTCTGAAGAAGCTGAACAAGAAATGTCTGACGACAAAAAGCCTTCAATTCAAGAACAGTTTGAGTCGTTTAAAAAAGAAATGCCTTCAATGATTGCTGAAGCTGTTGCGGCGAATATGTCAGAACACACTGAAAAACAAACAAAGGCTTTTTCTACTATTATAGAAGCTAAATTCAAAAAATTGCCTGCCTTCCCTGCTGAAGAAGTTAACGCGGAACTATCTGCTGAAGAAAATAAAAACGAAAAGAAAGAAGGTACGCTTCTTGAAAGAATGGTTAACGTAGCCAAGTAAAAACAAAAAACAAAAATCAATTTAACATCATAAAGATATGACACTTGAAACTTCAAAAATTTCTGATTACATCAAAAACAATGCAGAAATATTTATCAAACAGGTATTATTCAAATTTTCTTCTGCTGAAAACATGAGAGTGAGACCAGGAATTAAACACAAAGAAACATTCGGGAGAATTGCGACAGACGCTGTTTTCAAAGCTGCTTCTTGTGGTTGGAATCCTGCAGGCGTGACGCAACTTGACGACATTGAACTTGGAGTGACCAAGTTTGAAATCAAAGAAAATGTTTGTCAGCAAACTTTAGACGATACCTATTACAACTTATTAGGTCAGGCGGGATCTTTAGCAGACGACGCTGAATTCAACCTTGAAAAAGAATACGTTGACGCAAAGATCGCGAAAGTTCAAGACGGAATTGAACGTCTTGTTTGGAGGGGCAAAGAGTCACTTGGAATTAACAACCCTTTAGGGCAATTCGACGGCCTTGTTGAAAGAATCATGTCGAATATACCTGACGCAAGAACAGGAAACGTGACAGCGGTTGCAGATGTTGCTGACCAACCTTATGTTGAAGTAACAATTGACGCTGTTGTTGCACTTGAAAACGGTCAAGATATTACGATCGCAGGTACAACTGATTACAACGGAACATTTGAAATTCACAACGCCTGCACTTTGGCGGCGACTTCAACGTTCTACATTCGCGCAGCATTTACTTCTGATCAAACAGGAACTTGGACAGAGGTTCAAGACAGCTTGATTGCAAAAACTGCTTCAGGGATTGATGACTTCTACACAATGGCGGATTCTTTAGACGACGAATTCATGGAATTGCCAGACTTAAAGTATTATTTGGAGCCTAAAGATTTCAGAGCTTTAACGAAAGAAATCATAAACATTGGAGGTTCAGGAAATTACAACATTGACTTAACGAAACCGACGAAGAAATTCATGTTCCCAGGTGAAGAAGTTGAAGTTGTTCGAACAATGGGTCTTTCTGGTGAAGGAAAAAGAATCATGACGTACAAAGACAACCTTTGGTTCGGTACTGACTTAATCAGCGACTATGAAACAGTGAAATTTTTCTATGATGAAGGCGAAGACACGCACAAATTCATGATGAAAATGAAAGGCGGAACACAAGTTGCACACGCTCACATGGTAGCTGTCGCACAATAAGAAAGCACAGCTTTAAAATATAAACAATTTAAAAGGCTGTTGAACGCAACAGCCTTTTTTTTAATACAATTTTAAAATGATTAAACCGATAAATTTTTCGCTCGATTGTATTCTTGACGGCGGCTACGAATTAAAATGTCGCGACGCTTCAGGCGGGGTCATTGTTGTTCGTTTGTCTGATTGGAAAGACAGAGTATATGCCTTTACTGGAAACATAATCGAAGGAACTGACGCAGGCGACGGAGCCGCGCAGGAATTTTTCACAATTGAACAGCTTGTTGAAACCGCTGAAATCGTTGAAGCTCCACAAGTTGACACAACTTTCGGAACTTCTTTTTTTCAGACAGACTTGACAATTGTCTTGCCAAACAAAGGCGACAAAGATCTTGACGATCAAGTAAGAAACTTATACACGGCTTTAAGCAAAGGCAAGTTTCTTGCCTTAGTTAAGGATCAAAACGGAATCGAAAAGCTTTACGGAATCGAAAACGGTCTTCGACTTACTGAAGGTGCGGGCGGTTTAGGTAAGGCGCTGACAGATCTAAACGGAACGACAATCACTTTACAAGCAAAAGAACCAAATCCAGCAAGACTTGCAAATATACCAGGCGGCGCAGGCGGTTCAACAGCTTTCATCATTAACCCTGCACCACTTTAAAAAATTGAAATATGAATTGTATAGTATTATCATCAGGATATAAAATCAATTGCGGTATTGCAGGCGGGGCGAAAATCGTTTGGCTTGCTGACCATATCACAGACAACGCATATGCAAAAGACACAGGCGACACTTCAGGAACTTATTCAGCAGTGTCTGACGCAGGTTCAGGACTTATCGAAATAACTGCTGACAACGGTTCAGGCGGTCACGGACTTGAAGAAGGTCTTGTGATTAATTTGAGCGGCGGCAGCTATGACGGAAATTATGTTGTTGTTTCTGCTCCGACAGCCACGACTTTCAGAGTTAAAGCGACTTTTGTAGCAACAGACGCGGCAAACTATGCTTTCCAACCTGACGGAAACAAGATAATCGGAACCGATTCAACAATCGGAACAGATCCGACTTTCTACAAGTTCGAACAGGAAATTGAAACAATTGAAGTTCTTGCAAACGGAACAGGTTCAATTGAAAGTGGAACTTTTTTTGAAGAACAAAATGTTTCTTTGACCTTGTTCGCTTCAAAAGATCAGGCTTCAGAAGACGCAAGAAGAACTTTGATTGATCAATTGACAAAAGGTAGGTTTGTTGCAGTTGTAGAAGACAACAACGGCGTGAAACGTTTATACGGCGCCGTGAATGGCTTGAAACTTTCGGAAGGTTCAAATAATTCAGGTAAAGCTTTGGGCGATCTTAGCGGATTCACATTCACTTTACAAGCAAAAGAACCTGCAATTGCTTTCATCTACGACGACAGCGGGTCTGATTCTGGTCAAACAGGGTTCACCCCGTTCACGTTGCCTTAATTGACTAAATCAAATTAAATAACTAAATTTAAAGCGCGGCAAAAGTCGCGCTTTTTTTCTAATATGTTGAACGTAATATTCGGAATAAATCAAAAAGTCGTAACATTAAAAGACAGAATCGAAATTGAACCTGTCTTTTTGATTCTTTGGTTGCAGTCTGCAAGCCAGACTGACTATATTAAATCAATTCAGGTTTCAGACATTGCTTCTTCAGCGTGTAACTATAACAAAATTGAATTTGAAATAGTTAATTCTGGTGAAGATTTGCCAAACGGAAAGGTTGACTTGTCTATCGGCGGGAATTTTAACTATAAGATATTTGAATCTGATTCGGCAGGCGTTGACATATCAGGAAAAAGACTTCTTGAACAGGGCCTTCTTCGTTATGACATAGACACTTTTGAAGAAAAAACCCTTGAATCAGGTGAAACAGAAAAAACACTTTTAAAATAATGGCTGAAGAAATAGAAATCAAAGCGACTAAATCAAGCGACAAGGACGGAATCAAAAACAATTCTGGCGTAATGGTTATCAGTTCAAATTTTAGTAAGCAAGAAACGCTTTCTTCTGAAAGATTTGAAGTCGACAATAGGAACAAAATCATTCAATGGGGTGAAAAGAATCTTTTGCCTGATTATTTGATAAGACTTTCGAAGATAAAATCAACAAAGCATTCTGCAATAGTATCGAGAAAATGCAAAATGATTGCGGGAAACGGGTTTCAAGTTCCAGAATCTGACGTTTTAAAAGCGTTTATCAAGAATGAAAAATCGAAAGAAGACCTGAACAAGATTGCAAAGCGTGTCGCTAACGACTATGAGGTTTTAAATATGTTTGCCTTGGGTGTTCGTTGGAATGTAGAGAAGACAGAAATTGCAGCAATTGACTATATACCCGCGCACAAGGTCAGAAAATCAACTGTTTCAGGTGTTTGGAAAGTATCTGACAACTGGAAAGAACCAAAAAAGAAAGGCAGCAACACGCAAATAAAACAAGAATTCAACACAAGGCCACTGCCAGAAGGATTTGAAGATCTTTCAGACCCTGAAAAGAAATTTGAATTGAATCAAATTCTTGTTGTTAAAGCTATGCAAATAGCTTCTGAAACATATCCTGCACCAGAATACGCTTCGGCCTTGAATTGGATTCTTGCTGATAGTGGTATTTCAACTTTCACGCTTGGAATGATCAAGAAGAATTTCAACGGCGGGTATCATATCAATATTGCGACGGGTATTCCTGAAGCAACCGAAAGAAAGAAATTCAAGAAGGACTTCAAAAACGAATACGCAGGCGACGACGGCGAATCTATTATTATAACTTTTAGCGAACCAGAGTCAACGAACGTTCCTACGTTAACGCCTTTGCCTTCTGCGGGGAATGAGGATATATACAACGAAACAGAGAAGCGCGCACAAGAAAACATCTTTATTGCGCATGAAGTCACGAATCCTGCTTTGTTTGGAATACGAATTCCTGGTGAATTAGGCGGCAAAAATGAACAACAAGAAAGTCTTGAACTTTTTCAAGTTATATATATCGATCAAAGGCAAAACGATATTGAAGAACCTTTCAATATGCTTTTAAGAGTTAACGACCCGAAAGGAGCTGAAGAACTTAAACTTGCAACTTTTTCGCTTGAAGTTGATGAAAAAGACGCAAACGAAAATCCAGAAGGCAAGAAGCTTGCAAAATCTATTTCAAAACTTCCTGAGAATTTACAAGCTGCAGTTATATCAAAACTAAGTGACGAACAAATTCTTTCGCTTGCAGGTATATCAAAAGAAGAAAAAGTTTCGCCAGAAGTAACTGAAACGCCTGCAGAAGAACCACAAGTTGAACCACAAAACACCGAAGAAAATGTCTGATATTATAAGATTCGCGAGCGTTGAAATGCTCATTGATAGAATGCCGATTTCAAAGTCTGTTGATCATGAGCTTTTGAAGTCAATCATGTTCACTGAACAAGACACTTCAATTCAAAATTTGATTGGCACTTCTTTGTATGAAAATTTAAGCAAGGAAATTGACGAAGATTCAATCGGGGGCAAAAGATTGGTTCTAATTAAAAAATATCTTCGTCCTGCTATGTACCACCTTGCAACAAGATCTGCAGCCCTTCATTCAAAGTATAGGTTTACGGACAAAGGACTTGTTGAACAATCAGACACAAACGCGACTCAGGCTGACGCAGGCGCGTTGAATCACTTCAAGGCCCATCACTTGAATAAAGCCCAGTTTTATATGAATTTAGCTGTCAAGTTTATTTGCGAAAACAGTGCGAGCTTTCAGGATTACGACGACATAAGCGAAAACGGCGGCGTAAGGCCAGACAGAAAGCCTTTCTTTTCTGGCTTTCAGTTAGGATAATATAATAAACAATTTTTTTTCATCTTCAAAGCCTTGAAAACATTAGGGTTTTGAATTTTGTTGTGAATTATCTTGTTGAAAACTTGCGTTTGATAAATCTAATGTTGTATATTTGTAACAGCTAACAATTAAAAAAGTAACGAAATGCAAAATTTATCAAAACACATTATTGAAAAATACAATCTTTCGATTGAAGAAGACGGCAGTGTCATTGTTCAAGGGAATCATAAAGATTCTTTCATCAGAATTGAAGACGCTGAAGTTGAAGAAACAGAATTCACTTTTGAATTACAAAATAAAAAGTGCAGAATTTCTCTATACAAAGAAATCGTTTTAACACATTTAACAATATTTTAATCATGGATATTTTAGAAATCAAAAATTTAAGACAATTAAACCTTGAAGAAGTTCTTGACAAAGAAGAAGGTTATCACGAACACGACTTCTTTTTTTGGGCCGAAGGTGAAAAAGAAGCAACGTTGACAGTTTGCGCTGAATACGAAAACCATT